TTCTTCCTGTTTGCACCTACATTGACTCTATTTAGCCCAAGAGTTGACAAGTGCTGCTTCATTCCCACAAACGCGCGAGTTCGATATGAAAACGGGGCGATTGTTGACACTTCATTTGTAACAAACCTAGACACCGAAAACAGGATAAAAACTGCACCTTCACTGTATGAGGCAGTTACAGATGCCGTAAATGATTACACAAACGAGCAAGGCAAGACCGCTACGCTAAAGTACAAGTACCCATCCCACGTTGTCACTGCCGCAATGGTAGGGTCTTGGTGCAGAATGGGAGTTGACTTTAGCGTGCCAAGCGGCAACGCAGTACAGATTGGTTGCCTAGACGCTCAGAAGGAGTACGACAAGACAATCTTTGGCTCAGGGTTCCTTTTGAGTGACGAATGCGCGAAGGACGCAGAGCGGGCCAAGGACGAAGCAGAGCGGGCCAAGGCGTTGGAGGCTGCGAAGGCGCTGGGCGACGGCGTGGAGGTAGAGCCAGACGGCTCGGTTTTGTGGCGTCTGTCGGAGCGGGAGCTTGCCATAATCGAGGGGCTTGGCAAATGACGGCAAAGAGCATAAGCGACACATGCAAGGCCATACGTGACCTTATGAGGCGCGGAGAGCTTACCAGACAGCAGGGAAGGACGCTAATTGGTCAATGCAAGCATGGCGACATGAATGGCGCTAAAAAAGGCTTAGAAAGGCTTATACGACATGGCTAACGATGGCAATTTGCGTGCTCCAACCACGGAGGAAGCACGAGAGCGAGGCAGGAAGGGCGGCATAGCTTCTGGCGAGTCTCGCAGACGCAAGCGCGAGATACGCGAGATGCTGGAAGAGTACCTAGCCATGCCAGCCAAGGTCAACGGCAAAGACGCCACCCGCAAGGACGTCATGGTGCTCAACGCAATCAGGATAGTCACCGAGGGGAACGCCAGCGACAGCGACTTCCTCAAGGCGTTCGCGCTCATTAGGGATAGCATTGGCGAGGCCCCAATCCAGCGAGTCGAGGTGGACACCATAGACCCGCAGGCAAGGGAGAGAGTGGAACGCATTCTGTCAGAGGACTAGCCACTAACTACTTGGGTTAAAAAATAAAAGAAGGCGGTTTTGCACGTCTGCGCAGGTAGGCGTGCATTTTCGTAGAGAAAAAGTTGTAATGTGTTTACAAGAATCTTGTAATGAGAGTACAAAAAAATTGTACTGTGGTTACAACTTTCTACTCAAAACGAGTACAGAATATATAAAATAGGGCCTTTTCGCGTCTTTGCACGTCAAGGCCCATTTCTTTTGATTTGGATACACCGCACGGGTGCAATGAATACACTGCAACGTTCCACTGAATATACCGTGGTGGTGCATTCGCAGGAATGTGTGCGGTTGATTGGAGAATGATTCCCAGCTCTTGAATGCACCAAACGTGGTATAATCAATCTACCAGAAAGCCTATTACAAGGGGTGATTTATGGGGGCGTTCAGAGACAGGGTGGTTGACGGCTTGACTGGCGATGTCATGCAGGACACCATACGGACGGTGAGCAGGGTCGAGCAACGCCAATGGGTCAGGCTCTATCTTGACGCATGGGTGACGATAAAGGGCATGAAGGGAATCACCAAGCAGACCCTAGACGTGCTCTACCAGCTTCTAAGGCTGTTGCCAGCGGCATACGCGGCAGACAACGAGCTTCCAGTGGTCGTTCCCAGCGTCTACCACAAGGACGAGTGGGCCAAGGAGCTAAAGACCACGAGGGCCGTCATAAACAAACACATCCTCAAGTTGGAGAAAGAGGGCGTGATTACCAGAGTCGTTCGTGACGGGAAGCAGGTGCGCGGCTCCTACATCATCAACCCACAGCTCATAGGATACGGCACGAACGCCAACGTAGACAACCTATCGAGGATTTACGGCACGTTCAGGATAGACAGGGACGGGGCCACCGTGGAACCCGTTTTTGTGGGAAACGGGGCTAATGAATGAGAACGCAGCAGGACAGGACCATCAAGGGCTACAACCTCCACATTTGTGATGCCTACGACTGTGACGATGGCGGATGGCCCATGCTCGCGCCCGTGGACGCGATGCCCAAGGGGCTTGTCACTTTCGAGGTAGCGACAGCCGATAAGCACCCAGAAGACTTCTGCCACTTCTTCGTAGACGATTACCGCTTCGAGAGGCTGTGGAACCAGCCAGAGCGCTACATCGACACGCTGAGGAAATATGACGGCGTTCTCTCGCCTGACTTCTCGATGTACACTGACATGCCACTCCCGATGCAGGCGTGGAACAGCTACAGGTCGAAGGCCCTCGCTAGGTACTGGCAATGGAAAGGGATAACGGTCATTCCTACGTTATGCTGGTCGGACGAGCGCTCATATGACTTTGCCTTTCGAGGAATACCTCAGCGCTCTACGGTGGCCGTCAGCACGGTCGGAGTGGTAAGAAACCGAGAGTCCATGAGGCTATTCAAGCAAGGTCTGCGAGAAGCCATAACGCAACTATACCCACAGAGGGTGCTATGGTATGGTAAGGCAATAGACATAGGGCCCCTCGGGACAGAGGTGGCCTATTACGAGAACGACAACCAAAGGAGGGTGAAAAAATGGGAGGACGAGGAGCATCGAGCGGAAGCTCACGACAAGGCGGAAGCGTCTCACAGTTAGCATCGACAACGCCAGCAAAGCTGTCAGACTCGCAGCTTGACAAGGCCATATCCCATACAGACACCCAGATGAAGAGGGCAAGTGACAGGCTCGATGAGCTTTCAGAGAAGATAACAGAGGCCAGAATGTCGCCTCGCTCGGGAAGAACTGAACGAGTAGACAAGGCGATGTCAGACTACAATGAGGGCAGCAATATATTCAACGAACTCAGGGATAGAAAAAGCGCTCTTGAAAATGAGAAGGCAAAGAGGAAAAGAGGAAGCCAAGCATCTACAGGAAAAGTGTTCGTGAACTCATATGGCGAAGCAACACGCAGAAACATTACAAACCAAACATATGAGAGAGCGCAAAAGAGACTAGAGAGAGATGTGGCTAGGTTCCTTGGACGATAAATGGGTTTTAGGTGGGACTACGTATGATGAATGCGGGACAGCTCATACGAGACCTGAAGGAAGGTCCTGACAAGTTCCTTCGGCTCATGGGGTTCAACAGGAAAAGCCCGACATACCGGGAGTGGATGCGCGAGATGGTCTTCGGCAAGGAGGACGTGACCATTCAGGCGTTCCGTGGCTCCGGAAAGACAACGTGCGTGTCTGGGTCACTGACGGAGATAATCTTTCTATACCCCAACTTGAAGGTCGCGTTCATGCGCAAGACCGACTCCGACGTGAAGGAGGTAATGGCCCAAGTCAGGAAGATGCTACAGTCCGAGGAGACGAGGGCCATAACGTCGATGATTTGGGGCGTCCCCGTTGAGCTTACGACCAGCACGCAGGGGGAGATAAGCACCAACCTCACGAACGACCCGCGAGGGAGCGCACAGCTCACGGGCATGGGCATAAACGGCTCGCTGACTGGCAAGCACTACGACATCATATTCACCGATGACATCGTGAACCTGAAAGACCGAGTGTCACGTGCCGAGAGGGAGCATACCAAGTCGGTCTACATGGAGCTACAGAACATCAAGAACCGTGGCGGCAGGATTGTCAACACGGGGACGCCATGGCATGAGTCAGACGCATTCTCACTGATGCCCAAACCGAAGAAGTGGGACTACAGGTCAATGCCCGAGGTGATGACCGAGGAGCAGGCCAAGAAGGTGAAGGAGCGCATGACCCCATCCCTCTGGGCTGCGAACTACGAGCTGCGTTTCATACCTAGCGATGACGTTATATTCACCGACCCTCAGACTGGCGCCGACATATCCATGGTCATGCAGGGCCAGTGCCACGTGGACGCGGCATACTACGGCGAGGACTTCACGGCATTCACCGCAATGAACGTCCACGACGGCAAACGGTACGTATACGGCAGGATGTGGCGCAAGCACGTGCAGGACGTGACCGAGCAGATAGTCGAGGAGTACAAGCGCCTCAAGCTCGGGAAGATGTACATGGAGAAGAACGCCGACAAGGGATATGCCGCTAGGGACTTCCGAAAGTTTGGTGTGAGAACGGTTGAATACTCAGAACATCAGAATAAGCATCTGAAAATCGTGACGTATCTCAAGGGAGCATGGCCTGACATAATCTTTTGCGAGGGGACGGACGAGGCGTTCGTAAATCAGATAGTTGATTATACCGAAGACGCCGAACACGACGATGCGCCAGACGGACTCAGTTCATTGTGCAGGGTAATGAAAGCTGATTCAAAGCCATACGTATCGCCATTCAAATAGAGCCTGAATCCACTCAAAAAAGAGGGGATTTTCCTAAAAAAGTTCTTTACAAACTCAAAACAATGCTATATAATAGGATATAAGCAAAGGGGAAAACCAACAGAAAGGAACCCGACCATGACCAAGAAGCAGTACATCAGCGCAATCGTGGATGACCAAATCAAGCGAGGAATCATCCCAGCAGACAGCCGAGAGTTCCAAATCAAGTGCAGGCTCAAGGGAATCGGAATGCTCAGGCCAATGAGCTTGGCCGACTGCAAGAAGGCGTATGAGGGATACTTCGCGGAGTAGGGCATCCCATAGGCTAGGAAGGAGCAGACTATGATAAAGGAGATTGAGGAAGCCCGCAAAGAGATTCGGGAATATGCCAAGACCCTCACTTTCGAAGAGGGGTTTCTCGGTGCCATGAGGAAACTCTCGGCGATGATGTCGGGACTCGACTCCTACAGCCTGAGATATGACATGAACTCGGCAACCGTTGTGTTCGCAGGAGACATGGCTGTGCTGAGAGTGTTCCCAGATAGGGATTGGTACGGATACACCAAGCGACTGTATGCATACGACGTATGCAAACTACTCAGCTAGGAAACATAAGATATGCCACAAGCCCCTCAGAGCGATTCTAAGGGGCTTTTTCCTTACAGACAAACAAGTACACAAATGTGGGAGAGACAAAGCCAAAAATCGGCTAAAAAAGTTCTTTACAAACAGAATTTCATACTGTATAATATAGTTAAAGCAAAGTGGAACAAGCCAAGGGAGGCAAGCAATGAGAATCACGGTCAAGGAAGCAAGCATCCACCTGCAAGGCCACGGGATGCAGAAGGCCGTCCCAGTGCAGGACCTAAAGCCAGGAATGGTGACCATGTGGAACTGGGGCGAGACCGCCGAGATTGAGGGCATCAAGTCCTCGAAGAGCGGAAAGACACACCAAATCATCTACAAGGGAGGCAAGGTTGACCATCGCAGGATGCGCACTGGACGTCTGGTAGCGATAGCATAGGGGGTCTTGGAATGAGCAACGTCCAGAAGGCATACCAAAGCGGCTACAGGATGGGCAAGTACATCAAGGACAGGAACGGGCTGGACAAAGCCGTAGAACGCGGCTCGCTTGCGGAAGTCAGGTACTCCCCAAGGATGCGCGGACTGATAGGGGCGTATGACCGTGGGTACAGGGCGGCACTTGGAATCTTGGAGGTACAGCATGACTAGGGAAGAACTCATGGAGGAGCGCAAGGACATGACCAACGATGAGGTCATCAAGGCCGTAATCGGGAAGATGGCCGAGGAGTACCAGACCATGTATCTCGCCGCAAGGCTAGAGTACAGGGAACTCAGGAAGGAGGGCAACGACACCGAGGCCATTCGTGACGCAAGGGTGCTTACGAGAGACTTCGCGATGAAGAGGGAACTCTTGGAGTGGTTGCTCGACACGCTCGACGAGCGTTGCAGCGCATACGTGAACGGCATCGAATACTAAGAGGACGGGGAGCGGCAGGAAGGAAGGCCGCTCCCCTAAGCAAAGGGAAGGAACCCCGACCAAGAGGGGGAACCAGCGACATTATAGCAGAGGAGATTGGCATGAGGGAGATTGAAATCGAAGGCACCACGTTCGTCACGGACGGGAACGGCGGCGTCATGGAGTGGGGCACCAACCTCCACTACGACGGAAGGGGATACCAGCCAGTCGATGGCGGTAGGGTCGCGCTGACATCATATGCGGCGTTCGGCGATGACGTGTGCGTTGCCAGAGAGATTGCTGGGCGCTGGTGCGCCAAGGCTCAAAGGGCATTGGAGGCTCTGTCATGAGGCCAGACGTGTGTAGCGCGGAATGGGCGCACGCCATCGAGTACAGGAACAGGTGGCTCCCGAACGTCCCCATATACGACAGCCTGCCCAACGGATGGCGCGTGGTGTTCGGTGCCATGACGCAGCCGAGGGGAACCTGCTGGATTGCCAAGGGTAGCCGATTCGACGGCACATACAGACATGCTCTGATGTGGCTCTAAGTCAATCTGAGCCGTTCTAAGCCACTTTTGCCATAGTACCCACCAACTACACCAATCAGCGAAGATGCAGGCCTCAAATCGGCCCAAAATTGTCCAAAAAAAGCCTTGCCATACTGTTTTGATAGTGTATACTATTCTTAAAGCAAAGGAACAAGCCGCGTGGAGGGACTGAAACCTCCCAACACAGGAAGGAGAACTGACATGGCAGAGCTGGACATGAGCTGGGAGACCGAGGAAACGATAGTACGGCCCAACGAGACTGAAGAGCGGGACTTCTCTGACTTCGAAATCTAGTTTATGCAATCGGGTGAGGCCAAACCCCGACTCTGGTCTCACATTTATGCAGTTTCGGACTCATTTTATGCAGAAGGAGGAAGAATGGTTGACTTCGAGGGCAGAACAAGGAACGGGCTTATAAGCATCTGCGAAACGCTCGACTCGGACGGAAACGAAGAGCTGACGTTCACAGTACACATAGACCCGAGCAGCGGGCATGCGTTCGCGGACATATATGGCAATGAGGGGAACATACTTCACTACAGGGCAAAGGGAATCGACGAGCTTTCGAGACAGGTGGAGGCGGTCGTAAGCACGATAGAGGCAATCGGGAGGATGCAATGAGGGCTTACTTCATCAACAGCAAGACCGACGAGCACGGGACAATCGAGGTCGAGCCTAGCCTCAAGGAGTATTACAGGCTAATCGGATGCGACTGCGTAACCATAGCCACGAGGGAAGTCAACGGCCACCAGTTCGACATCGTTCTGGATGACGAGGGACTTCTGAAACCGAACAGGACATCGGCAGTCAGTGTCGAGGCCGACGTGTTCGGAACTCAGGAGAAGCTGGTAGGGAACCTGCTCATATTCGGAAGCGGCGAAGAGGACTTTCGCTCATTGACGGATGATGAGGTTCTGATGATTGAGCACAGGATGATATACAGCGTCTCTACCGATGGTATAGGGCATCCGACGTTCCTGTATTCGAGGTGATTGCATGAGGGTCAAGATGAGGGAAACTGGCAGGCAGCTTGTGGGCTACGACAAGGAGAGCGGAAGGGTTGTGCGCAGGAAGGTGTACGTGGATTCCAATGGTAGGCAGTACGTCAGGCTCGGGATGTACGCGGCCACGCAGCCAGACTCCCACGTTACGAGGGAGTGGTTCTGCGACAACATACTGAGGGAGGGTATGATAGAGAGATGACCGAGCGTCCCCCGATTGGTGTAAACTTGCCATGTTAGGCAAGCGACCAATCGGGGGGGGGGCTTTTCTCATGGCTACCATACCGACTTATGATGACATGCTCAGGGTGGTGGGTGACGGTGGCCCGACCGGGTTCGTCATGGCGTGCA